TGGTACCTAGCGTGAAGGGCTAAAGGGGTCGCCCAATTTCTCGCGATTATTTACGAAAGTTTGAATTACTAGTTCAATTACTATCAATAATTGATAAACGAATTGAATTACTTTGAAAATTACGCCAAATAGGGGACCCGTGGGCGGTGCGGGTACCGCGAACTGGTCAATTACCCATAAAATACAAGCACAATCACCATAAACGGTCCCCATTCAAAAATTTCACACCTATCCGTGAAATATAGCACAACTTTCCAGACTTTCCGCACAATCCGATAAACACTAACTTCCTCAAATTTCGAGCTCTTATAGCCACTTTAGCGCAATCTTTTCATCAAGTTTTCTCTCTCAACTGCGACACGCTATCCCGCTCTCTCACATAAATCTCACTCGAAAACGTGCCGCGCCCGCGCCCTCGCGCTCGCGAGCCACCCTCCACACTCCGGGATTTTTCCTCTCCTAGGCGCACGCACGCGTACGAGGTTCTACTTCGTAGAACCCGCGAGCGTAGGCGCGTTACGCGCGAGATCTCGATCTCTCGTATGCGTGCGCGCGCATGCGTGCGCCCGTCGGGAGGGATTCACTCCACCACTTCAGGATGCCTCGCGCGTGCGTGCGCGAGAGCGAGCAAACCCCCGCCCATGCAGCCGCCGCATTGAAAATCCGCCACCACGCAATTTCAGACTGTACCGTAGGGCTCCGTAGGGCTCCGTAGGGCTCCGTAGAGCTCCGCTGCCACCCAGAAATTACACACTAGAGCAGGTATCCTTTACCTACCACCCGCATACACAGCACAGGAGGGAGCGCAATACCATGTCCGAAGAATCCGAACTGCACACACCGGGGTATTGGTTGCGGCATCAGGGGTTTGAGCAGCCTGCCCCGTACAAGAAGCCGATGTCGGAAGAGTCCTACGCGCACCGCTCTATCTACTGTGCCGAGGTCATGTGCCACGGCATCTTGATGGGGCAGTCACAGCACGAGGAGTTCGAAGAGCAGGTCAAGGCTGCCCGACGAGAGATGGGCCTGCGGTGGTATGGCATGAAGAACGGCGTCACACCAGAAGTGCTAGCTGCCCGGAGTATGGCAGCGATCGCCGACCTGGTCATCCCGTTCGTCCTGAACCACTAGCGCACCACAAACTTCCCGACTAGACTAGACCGGGTACGCTAACCACGGCGTCCCCACCCTATTGCGCGCGTCCGGGTGGTCGCAGCAGACAGCGGTGGGGACGCCACCACCCGGCATACAGCAAGGAGGCACCATGAGCGCAATCCGGAAGCTACCACCGGCAGGAGATTGGCGATGACCCCGGCGCAGATCCTCTGCCTCTTCCTCATGATGTCTGGCGAACTCACACCCGGCCAGGCAGACTACCTGTACCGCCAGATTCAATGGTTTGAGGTTCCGGACGGCATTCCACCATCCATGATCACAGACGGAGTCAAGTGGCAGATCAGTAACGCAAAGGCGGTGAACCTCTGATGAAGAACCCTGTGCAGTCATGGGAGCTCATCACTTGCACAATACTGATCATCGGCTGGACATCAGGATCAACAATCATCTCAAGCATCATGGTTCTGTTTGCACTGTTGGTGACCTTCGTCTACGGAAGGAGTTCATCCTGATGCGCACTCCGCTCAAACTCAGCGTTCAGCTTGACGAACCTGCCGAGACGATCAACATCGGCCGTGTACACGAGGTCACAGTATCCATCTCGCACTCAGTCAACATACGCATCCATCGGGAAGGACGCGAGACCTACGTGTTGTGCGATACCGAAGTGTCCAACCCCGAAGGACCGTGGCCGACCCGCACCGAAACTGAATGCGTGTTCAGCATGCTACATGCAGAGGGAAGGTAACAACATGCCGAAGTTTCTTGTGATCGGTCATCTGACTCCCACAGATGGCGATCCCGACCCTGTTGTCCAGGGCAAACTTGATAGCACCATCCAGGTTGCGGTGTTCTCGAATCGTCCGCAGGCTGAGCGTGCTTTGTTGTGGTACCAGGACGGTGTGATTGTCCCTGCTCCGGCAGAAGAAGACTCGGCATGAGCGGCGAGTGGTATGAACAGAAGCCTGGAATCTCTCGGGCTGTTATGCTGATCATCTTGATCGGTGTCATCGTCGATGTCGCCATCGTCGTCATGCTGTGGAGGTCGTACCTGTGATCATCGACGGAGTCGAGGTCACGCCGGCACCGGCACACATCTCGGTCAACAACCTCCTCAGGTTGTGGGATCTGCCGAACCGGATCGCCTGCCCTTGCGAGGGGTGCAAGAACGGATGGCACATCACCTACCAGGATGCGGGATGGTTGTTCGGTGCCCCCACCTTCGTCGCCAGAGCAGACAAGTGCGGCATGTGCGATGATCAGGGCATGGTCCCGTACTTGAGTGCGAACTGATGACCTCCGGAATTGTCCGTGACATCAGGACGGGCAGGGCGCTGTTCAAGACGGACTCTCTGACGGACACGTTCATTGCACAAGTCTCGAATACACCACAGCCCTTCTTCATGGTACATGGTCGCTGTACCAAACTTGAGGTGCGGATGCTGGTCTCAGATTTGAAGGAGATGAAAGAGTTCCCAATGGTGTACGATCGTCAGATGCCTCCTGACGCGATCCTACTCTTCGCGGGAGAGCCGCATGAGCTAGGATTCAGGCTGGCTAGCTAGCTGAAGGAGAGGAGGAACATGTTCAAACTCACGGGACAGAGCGGACGGCGCAATGCGTCTCCGACTGCCCAGACAGGCAGAACGATCGGCCTGACGGCGTTGCGGGGTGGACCCATGATGCATCCGCAGCGTCCGGCATTCCTGGCCGATACGGCCCAGGAGTCGACGTTTGACTCGAACACGTCACGCGTGAACGAGACAGCGTAATGAATCTAGGCGTGTTCGCGGTCGACCCAGGAGGCGCAACTGGTCTAGCCTGGGGGATCTTCAACCCCACTCTCCCCGAGGTTGGTGATCAACTGCGAACACGCCTAGACTCCGGCAGCGCAACCACAGAGGGTGACGAGCGCAGCCAGATCAGAGAAATCACCACGCTGTGGGCAGCATTCTATCGAGCATGCGTCAACTCAGCGTTGCTGCCCAAGGATCGCGTGTGGTTCATCTGCGAAGATTTTGTCTACACAGGCAGCAACACCTATTCCGGTGACTCCGCCAAGATCAGCACCGCGCTGATTTGGGGCGTTGAGGGATATCGGATGGGTCGGGCTGATGAGTACATTGCCCAGGCGAGGGGTCGCAAACGCCAGGTACATGTTCCTAGCATGATCCTTCAAACTGCCAGTCAGGCCAAGTCATACGCAACAAATGCCCGGTTGAAGGAATGGGAGTGCTGGGTTGTGGGTCGTGAACACGAAAGATCCGCATTCCAGCATGTCGCCTATTTCCTCAAGCACTACCAAACGCTGGGCATCGACTAGCCAATCCTCTCGCGCTCGCGCACGTATGCGCGCGCACGCGTGCGCGCTCGCGCGCGCGAGGAAGCCACACTTTTGGCCTCCCTCGCGAGCGTAGGCGCTCACTCGCGCCGCATCCGGTACGCTTCAGCACGTGACGAACCTTCGTCAGCCGCAGCAGGACTCCCTAGCCCCCTCACCCGTCGATTGGGTGGATGTTCCGTTGGGACCAGGTCAGAGTCCAACTCCCAGAGGCAATGTTCAGTTCACCAAAGATGGTGACTGGCTCAGAGGCACCGACATCCGTCGGAAGCCCGGTTACGAGACCTTGGCTGTCGTTCATCGTCCACCGCATGCGCCTGCCTGATGGCCGGAGGAATCAAACCTGGGAGTCCTGCTAGCGCACAGGCACCAAAGCCTCCTGCTGCAACGCGCAAGAACTACAAGCCTCCCAAGAAGACCAAGACTGTCTGCGGCGTCAAGAAACGCTCAGGCGGTCATTGCAACATGGCTGCCGGTTGGGGCACACCCCACCCCGGCATCGGCAAGTGCAAGTTCCACGGCGGATCAGTTCCCAGCCATGTGAAGGCAGCTGCGAAAGAGGAGTACCGGCTGCTTCTGGGCACGCCGATGGAGATCAACCCTCTTGACGCCATCATCTGGTGCATCAAGATCCGTGCCGGCGAAGTTCAATGGCTGACGGACAGGATGCACGACCTCGACGAGATCCACTGGGTTGAGGACACGATGGTGGGCAAGCAGTTCCATCTGTACGCACGAGAGCGCCAGCACGCCATGGCTGATCTTGCGCGGTACTCGCAGATGGCGATCAGCCTGGGTATCGCTGAGCGTGCGGTCAAACTGGCCGAGACATACGGCGAGATGCTCGCAAACTACACCAAGCGCATCCTCGAAGATCTCTGGCCCCATCTTGACGCTGAGGGCAGGGCGAAAGCACCGACCATCGTGCGCAATCACTTGATCGCTCTCGACGGCGGCAGGGTGGATGAGGCGAAGATGATCGAGGCTGCGTGACCAAGAACTTGAAAGGAGGGCATTCCCGTGCCCCGCACGTTCTTGCTGTCGAGCAGAAGCTACCACCAGGCACTATTGAGAAGGCTCTGGCGCATATGTTCCCGGAGCCCACTCCGTACCTGTGGGAGCCAAATGCGTGGGCCAAGGACAAGATGCGTCTCTATCTTTGGTCGAAGCAGATCGAGATTCTCGAGTCAATCAAGGTCAACCGCTTCACAGCGGTCAAGGCCTGTCACGGACCGGGCAAGACCTACTCTGCCTCTGTGGCGGGTGCGTGGTGGCTTGATCCTCAGACGCATCCTCTCGGTGAAGCATTCCTGATCACCACTGCGCCATCTTGGCCGCAGGTTGAGGCAATCCTCTGGCGCGAGTTGCGCCGTCGTCACTATCAGGGCAAGCTTCCCGGACGCATCACGCGAGAGTGTCTCTGGCTCATGGGTGAAGAAGGCACCAAGAGGCTGGATGCGTCCGAGGAGATTATCGGAATGGGGCGCAAGCCTCAGGACTACGACGAGAACACCTTCCAGGGCATTCATGCGCGCTACCTCCTTGCGATCCTCGATGAGGCGAACGGGATTCCGGAAGCGCTGTGGGATAGCGTACTTGCGCTAGTCACGAACAAGAATGCTCGCATCCTCGCCATCGGGAACCCTGATGACCCGAACAGCAGATTTGCCAAAGTCTGCAAGCCGGGGTCTGGCTGGAACGTCATCAGGATCTCGGCGTGGGATGTCTTGAAGGCAGTAGCAGAAGAGGACATTCCCGAAGACATCGTCGAGCAGCTCACATCATCTGAGTACATCGAGACTGCGCGCCGGGAATGGGGAGAGGGTAGTCCACGGTGGCAAAGCAAGGTGGAGGGTGAGTTCCCGGATGTCTCGGATGAATATCTCATCTCGCCATCTCTGATCGAGTACTGTCACCAGAGGGAGCTACCAGGCTTCGATCTCGGACGCTACGGCTGCGACATCGCCAGATACGGCGTTGACAAGAGCGTCGTGTACCATAACAGAGGAGGGGTTGTCCGTCTTGTTGCAGAGTGGAGCAAAGAAGACACCATGTCCTCTGCGGGCAGGATCGCAAGGATCCTTCGTTCGCATGGCGCCAAGCGTCCACCGGCCAACATCGACATCATCGGCCTCGGCGCGGGGGTGTATGACAGGCTTCGTGAGCAGAGGCTCAATGTTGCGGGCTATCAGGGGAGCACGCGTGCAGTAAACCCTGCCAAGTTTAAGAACCGTCGTTCAGAGACCTGGTGGACCTTCAAGGAACAGATGGAAGAGGGTCTCATCGATCTCGACCCCAAGGACGACACGCTTGCTGCCCAACTAGGCAGCATCAAGTGGAACACCGACTCCGCAGGCCGCATCTATGTGGAGACGAAGGAAGACATGCTTGCTCGCGGCATGCCTTCGCCGAACCATGCTGACGCCGCTGTGATGTCTCTTGTCTCTGCCGGCGTCGTACCTCTGCGCGAGGGCGAGCCTCGGCCGGAGACTCTTTCCGGCGACCTGCTCGAGAAAGTCATGTAGGAGGGAGCAATGAGCGATATCCGCACAGGTCTGCATGACGTCATGCAAAAGAGTCTCCTGGAGGAGTCTCAACATCATGACTGGACATATGAGGCAATCCGTCCGATCTACATGCCCACAGCAGCAAGAGCATTCTCCATCGGTCGCAAGAAGGGTGACTGCTCAAAGGGTGTTCAGTTCAATGCCTGGTGGGTCCCTGGCTGCCCTGACCCGATGGGCAACGGCTTCGCACCATACGGCAACAGTCAGACGATCTGCTTCCATCTGGAGCATCTGTCCTCTGCGGCAGACCTGAAGATCGGCGACATCATGACCTTCGGTATCAATGGTGATGAGCACGCCGCGATGGTGATCGAGTTGGGTGCCGGCGATCCGTGGCTGTGGTCATTCGGCCATCAGGGTGCCCCGAACAAGTACCGGGCTTCTTGGGATCGCCGTATCAAGCAATTCCTGCGCCTCCCGGCTCCGGATACACCCATGACGCCTGTCGAGAAGCTCAGAGCGATGACCGGCTGGTTCAGCTGGGTTGCGTGGAAGCTCGGCGAAGGACCCTGGAAGCACTACGGCAAGGAAAACGCGAATGTCCGGCCAGCTGTGCCCAAGAAGATCTCAGCGACATGGTGGGCCAGGTTCGAGACATTCCTCAAGAACAGGGACAGTGGCAACCCTGCCACGACCCAAGGAATCAAGGAGGCATAGTGAAGTATCTCAAGGCGTTCATCGCCACACTCGTGTCGGCGGCAGGCGCTCTCACGGTTGCGCTCGGCACCGGCAACAACATGGACATCGGCTCTCTTCATGCAACGGACTGGCTGCTCATCGCCGGCACCGTGCTCGGTTCGGGCGGCATTGTCGCGGCTGTCGAGAACATTCCATCAGTAGCGCCGATTGCGAAAGCTGCTGTCGCATTCCTATCAGCAGGCATCGCGTCGCTCGTCACCGCTCTCGCCGACAACCACATCACGCAGGCGGAATACCTGGTCGCATTCGTGGCAGCTGTCACTGCAACCGGCCTGGTGTACCAGGTCAGAAACACCCCGTAGTAGCCAGGCCAGCTGAGATCAGCTAGGATCACCCGCTGAGATGACAGACATCACAAGAGTTCTCATTCCCGAGATCCCCGTCCCAGGAAAGCCGCTGGGACGCCATGTCGAGCATGACCCAGCTTCAAGGGCATTTGCTCTTCCGGATCCGGAAGGTGCCGTTGTGCGGAACACCGTTGTGCACAAGCGGCACGGAGTGATCTTCGACCAGGGCGACCTCGGAAGCTGCACAGGGAATGCTCTCGCAGGTCTGGTCAACACGGAGCCTCTCTATCTGACCGATTGGAAGAAGCTTCTGTACGAGCCGGACGCAGTTGCCCTGTACCACGAGGCAACTGTGCTGGATGGGTTCCCTGGTGAGTACCCGCCAGACGACACCGGCTCTTCCGGGCTCGCGGCAGCGAAGGCAGCGATCAAGGCTGGCTACTGCAAGAAGTACCAGCATGCCTTCACCGGCACTTCTGCTCTGACGTCTCTCCAGAGTCGCAGCGGAGCAACAGGAGTCAACTGGTACGAGGGGTTCGACACTCCTGATGCGAATGGGCTGGTGAAGATCTCTGGCCAAGTTCGTGGCGGCCATGAGTTCGAGATCATCGGCTACCACGTCACATCAGGCAAGTCGTATCTCGATGACCATCTCGAGGCAGTCAACAGCTGGAGCAAGACCTGGGGCAAGGCGGGTCACTTCTTCTTCACGGTCCGCACGTGGTTCCAGCTGCTCAGCGAACAGGGCGACTTCACGGTGATCATGGGCTAATGCCCTCTGTTGGCCGCCCACGCTCGACGACAGGCATTGGCACTCGTGCTCCTACGAAGGAGCTCGGTGTTCCTGATATGGGCCTTGGAGGACTAGGTGTCCTCGGGGGTGCAAATCAGTCGCTGTTGGCCGCCAACGGCCCATGGCGGATGTACATCGACGAGTGGGAGTACGTTCCGGAGTTGCGCTGGCCATACAACGTACCGTTGTACAACCAGATGCGCACTGACTCGCAGCTGGCAGGTCTCGTCACAGCCGTCATGTGGGGGATCTGCCAGCTGAGGTTCGTACTTGATCCGAACGGCTGCGACGACAAGATGGTGCAGGAGATCAGTGAGGACCTCAATGTACCCATCTTGGGCAAGGACGATCAGCCTCGCGGTCGTATGAAGGGGAGATTCTCTCACAACAAGCACGTAGTCCAGGCGATGCTCTCTGCGATCTATGGTCACATGTACTTCAACATCGTGGGAGAGATCGTTGACGGCAAATGGAGGTTGAGGAAGCTTGCACCCCGCATGCCCCAAACCATCAGACAGATCAATGTTGCCGACGACGGTGGTCTGGTTTCCATCATTCAGTGGCAACCTGTTGGTCGCAACCTCACCAACCCCACAGACCTTCTGGGTCCCGAGATTCCTGTCGACAACCTGATCGGCTATGTCTTTGGTCAGGAAGGTCTCAGCTGGTCTGGTCGCAGCATGTTGCGCGACGTGTACAAGGACTGGCTGCTGAAGGATCGCGCTATGCGCATCGAGATCATCAATCACGAGCGCGCCGGAGGAGTTCCGTACGCGAATGCGCCTATGGGCGCGACGGTTGACGAGATCGAGTCTCTTGACCAGATGATGCGGGCATTCCGCATCGGCGACACAGCCGGTGGCGCTCTGCCGCATGGCGCTGAGCTGAACATCGCAAGAGGGACAGGGTCAGATATCGACGGCACAATCAAGCGTTACGACGAGAGCATGGCGCGACGCTTCCTGTTGCAGCTTGCGAACCTTGCCCAGAACGGGCAGCACGTTGGTTCGTTTGCTCTCAGCGAGACCTTCGAGGACTTCTTCCTCGTGGGGCAGCGTCACATCGCAGATTGGTACTGCGAGACGACGACAGAACATCTCATCGAGGATATCGTTGACTGGAACTACGGAGAGGACGAGAAGCTCACTCCACGTCTCACATGGGAGCGCAGCAGCGAGGACAGTCTGGGAATGGACCAGCTGGCTATGCTCGTTGATCGCGGGGTCATCACCATGGACCAGGAGACAGAGAACTGGGTCCGCTACCGGAATGTCATGCCGAAGAAGACGGAGCCGCGCCCCGAGGTCACACTGGGTGGTCCGCGTCAGCCCTTCGAACAGAAGGGCCAGGCCAACCCAGCAACAAGCGGTACACAGCCAGGGCAGCAAGTTCAGCCTGCGCCGACTGGCACTCCGACAAAAGCTGCGGGACCCGGCGAACCGGCGCTCCCTCCGTTGTCGGGTTCCGCAGACTCCTTGTGGCGTAGACTCTGGAGGCGCACATGAAACAGCCAGTCGTAGTCACAGTGCCGAATGTGCCCGTCATGCAGTGCGGGATCGAGTACATGCTCAGCACTGGGCCGACTACGTTCACGCCGGAGCATCTCCGGTCTGCCGTCATGGCCGCCAACGAAGACGAGAGCATTCCGCAGCCTCGTCTTGGGCTTGGTCATATCGATCCTCGTTACAACGACGAGAAGGTGTACGACGGAGGACCTGCCTTCGGCAAGGCAACCAATCTTCGCCTATCGGAGAACGGCATGACGATCTACGCTGACTATGTCGGTGTGCCGAAGTGGCTCGCTCCGATCCTTCCCTTCGCGTTCCCTAGCCGCAGCATTGAGGGCTACTGGGACGTTGAAAGCGCGCACGGTAAGACTTGGCCATTCGTGCTCACAGCTTGCAAGCTGCTGGGTGTGAACTGGCCCGGTATCACGGTGCTCGAAGACCTCCCTCAGTACTACGGGGAGGAAGTACCCGCAGACGTCGTCATTGCCCCAGAGCTCGCTCTGGCAGTCGCGGCCAGCAATCAACCTGGGGGTGATCCGATGAAGTTGTTCAAACGGGCCGCCGCTTCCGCGAGCGTCGACAAAGTTCGCAACACGTTCTACAAGAAGTATGTGCTTGCGAACTCTGCGGCTCAGAAGTGGTGGATCCAGGCGGTCCTCTCGGACCCAAACGAACTTGTCGTCCTCGACGACGAGACGGGGATGCTGCACAAGCTTCCCTTCAGCAGTGACGACAAGGGAGAGGTTGCGTTCGGAGACGCAGACCCTGTCGTGCTCGACTACGTTCCCGCTGATCGGGAATCGCAGCTGACCGCAGCGAGTCATGTTGCGGCAACCCTGGCGATCGGCCGTGAGGTCCTAGCCAGTTGGCCATCTCGGGCAGAAAGCAGCCCGGAAACAACAGGAGGCGCAATGGATCCCAAAGAGATCCGGAAGCACCTGAACCTGCCCGAGGACGCGTCCGACGAGCAGGTCCAGACGGCTCTGTTGCAGAGGGCGGGCATCACTGCCGCCGAGCCTGCAACACCCGCCGCCGAGCCGACACCCACAACGCCGGTAGCCCCGACGCTTGTGCTCGTGCCGCCTACGGCAGCTGAGCCAGCCGCGCCTGTCGCACCCGTCGCAGCACAGCCTGCGCCGGAGGCGATGCCGGTGGCGGCAACGGCCGGAGCCCAAGTGGTTCAGGTCGACAAGAACACGTGGGACGCAACGCTGGCCAGTCTCGGCAGCGTCAACTCCTTCATGGATGCGCAGCTCAAGCGGGACCGCGAAGGTCTCGTGGCGGCGGCCATCACTGATGGACGCATCCCGCCTGCCAGCAAGGACGGGTGGCTTCAGCTGCTCGAGTCCGATCCCAACGGGGAGAAGACGCTCGCGTCGCTCGCCAAGGGAATTGTGCCCGTCACGGAGCGTGGCCACGGTCATGCGCCTGACGAGCTCGGCACCCAGCAGGTCGAGGCAGAGATCGTCGCTGCCACTTCGGCCTCGTGGTTCCCGGAGGTTGCACGCCACCGTGCCGAAGAGGCTCAGGTCGCTGCTTCCGGCGGTGTCGCCCCTCGATCTCGCATCTCCACCGATGCGAACTATCGGAGGTAGGGCGAGATGACGAACGAGTGCATTCCGTTCTACGAAGGTCCGTACACGCAGACCATCACGGTCCATGCGGGGTACGCCATGACCGGCAAGACGTTCGCTGGTCCGCTCACTGCATACCAGTCGCAGGGTCCGTTGCTCGCAACTGACCCGCTGGCGGCTGGCGATGGCGGCAACCTCCTCTGCCCGGCTGCTCCGACGGCCAACGGTGAGACGAGTGGCGTCATCAACTGGGACGTCCCCTCTGCCGGTAAGGCAGTTCTGATTCGCGGCGGCGGCACCATGCTGCCCGTGACGTCAGGCGCTGCCGTCAACGCCGGTCAGGAGCTCATGGTGGACGGCTCAGGTCGTGTCATTCCGTACGTGTCAGCCGCCGGCAACCGCCGCGTCGGGAAAGCCCACAGCACCGTGGCAGGGGCAGCACTCGACGTCGTCGTCGAGCTCTACCCGCTCCAGGGTCCTGGCGTCTAGTAGCGGAGAGGAGGAAACATGGAATCAGTTCTTCAGCACGACCACGGCTCCAAGGTGATCTACGAGCCTGGGGTCATGGATGCACTTGTGGCTGCGGGTCGCATGGACCCGGAGCTCAGGCGCATGGGTCTCCGCTCCGCTCGGGGATTCGTTGCGGCTCGTTTCGAGCCTGTGACGGCTCCTCCGGTTCAGGCTGCTCCGTATCCTGCTGCCGTCACGAACCCGTTGGGTCCGCCGACGATCAGCACGACGCAGCTCACGCTGGACCTCGCACTTCAGAATCCGACGCGTGTGATCACGCCGATGGTTCTCGACCTGACGAGGCAGCGGTTCTTCGTCGACCGCGCGTTCACATCAGCAGGTGGTGTGACGGGCGGTGCAGTGATCTACGACGTCGTCGTGTATCCCGATCTGTACGCTGATCGCGATGTACAGCGTGTCGAGCCGGGTTCAGAGTTCCCGGAAGTCTCCTTCAGCCGCAGGGCACCGTTCGCGGCAACCGTCGAGAAGTGGGGCGCGAAGTTCCGCTTCACCGACGAGGCGAGGGACAGGAACAACGTCTCCGAGTTCGTCCGTGCGATGCGGCAGATGGCGAACACGATCGTTCGCAAGATCAACCAGCGTGGCGTTCAAACCCTCGAGGCATTCATCACGGCGAACTCTCGGTCCGTGGTCGGCGTCTCGTGGGGCTCCGTGAACACCACGTACGCAGCAGGGTCCAACTGGCCTCTCTTCCCGGCACGTGACTTCGCGAAAGCGGATCTCGTCGCCGAGCAGGAAGAGATGAACATGGACTACAACCTCTGGGTGCTCAACCCGGCGGAAATGTTCAACCTCGAGGGCATCTACGGCGACAAGCTCGGTGCTCTGCTGGACAGCTACGACATCGACATCTTCGTCACCAACCGCATCACTGCCGGCACGGCATACGCGCTGGCAGAGGGTCAGGTCGGGGAGATGCGTGTCGAGCAGCCGCTCAGCACCGAGACCTGGCGTGACCCAAGCGGCAAGCAGCAGACGTGGGTTCAGTCGTCTGTTCGGCCGCTGATGTACGCGAACAACTCGTTCGCGGTCCTCAAGTTCACCGGTCTGACCTAGGAAGGAGGCGAGTCACTTGGCTGAGAAGCTCATCAAGGTCCGCCTCTTCACGTGGTTCGAAGAGGTCGACTCTCCGGTGCACGGACAGGCTGTCCTGACGGAGCGCATCGCTCACCAGGGGCAGGTTGTCGACATCACCAACCCCGCGTACGTCAAGCGGGGTGAAGAGCTCGATGCGTTCTACACGGACGCCGAGCGCAAGCAGATCGACGCAGGCACGTATGCCGGTCCGGAAGCGGATACCATCTATCGCGTCATGGCTGGCGAGCGTCCTGCTCAGTTGGGCGAAGAGACCGTCGCGGGCGAAGGCAGCCTCGACGTCTCCTCTGCGTCTGACCAGGAGATCGCGGACTACATCGTCGAGAACAGACTCAGCATCGACAAGACGCTGTCTCTGATCCCGGAGGATGCGGACCTCGAGACGCTGGAGAAGTTCTACGACGCAGAGGCCATCGCCTCCGACAACCAGCCCCGCAAGGGTGTCGCCGATGCGATCGACAAGCGCATCGAAGACCTCAAGGGCAAGTAGGGGAACGGTAAGCGTGGAGGGGCCAGTCGTGTATGCAAGCGGCTGGCCCCTCCTCCTTCAAAAGGAGATGTGGAGTGTCTGAGAAAGATCTCAAGGCTCTCACCTACATCAACTTGCCGTTCATCGAAGATGGGCGTTTCGAGCCCGGTCAGATGATCCCTTACGGCAAGTTCGTAGAGAGTGAAGAGCTCGCAAGAAAGTTTCTAGGCGATCAGGCCATTTCGGCTGATGAGCAGATCGCCGAGATGATCAAGTGGGGCTCAATCAGCGAAGATGCTGATGCTCCGCTGCACCACGCTCATCGTCCTGTGGACATCGCCAAGCCCACGCTCTCAACGATCGTAGCCGAGGCAAGAGCTCTCATCGAAGAGCTCGAGGCTGATGGGGCAGATGTTCCCGCCAAGCTTCGTGCTCTGGCCGAGATCTCAGATCGTCAGATTGCCGACGCTGATGGCGTGATCGCATCGGAGGTCGCACAGTGAACGCTCAAGCGATCGAAGTCGGACCGAGGGGCACAACGCTCTGGGTCTGTGAGAAGTGGAGCGAAGAGGCTGTCGACTTCGGAAGACGGAAGCTCGATCGTCTCGGCATCACGCACATGCTTGGGGCGGTGGGTAGCTTCGTCCGCCCACAGCTGATCCCGATCAAGCATGGCCTCTCCTCCGCCGCGCTACGCGCGCTGGTAGGAGAGCCTGAGGAGTGCGCTGAGGTACAGGGCAACCTGCTCCTCAACGAGGGCATTGCTCAGCTGGAGGACCTCACCATGATCGCCACCGTTCTGACGAATCAGACGGCAGCGAACGCATGGGGCAACACCAACGCCTTCATCGGGGTCGGTGACTCCTCCACAGCAGAAGCGGCGACGCAGACGGATCTTCAGGCTGCGACCAACCACTTCTACAAGGTGATGAACGCCACCTTCCCGTCTCGCTCTTCGCAGACGGTTTCCTTCCAGTCGGACTTCACCTCAGCAGAGGCGAACTACGTCTGGGCGGAATGGAGCATCGCTGCCGGTGCTACCTCGGCATCAGGCTCGGGCTTCCTGCTCGGCACCAAGAACTTGAACCGCAAGGTCTCTGCCCTGGGCACCAAGGCAACGGGAACATGGACCCTCACGGCTCAGGTCACCTTCTCGTAAGAGAGCAGAATGGGGACGGTCCGCAGTCTATGGGCCGTCCCTTTCTTGCCTCATGATCACAGACGAGCAGACAGCGTTCTTCGAAGAGCTCTTGCCGAAGATTCGCTCTGTCGTTAAAAGAGCTGCATACGCATATCCAGAGAGGCATCGTGAAGATGTTGTGGCAGAAGCAATTCTGGCCGCCTGGATCGCAGCACAGAAGGTTGATCTGTCGCTTCCGAGGCACATGTGCAAGCAACTGCTGTTAGACAAGGCAGTGTACGCTGCCCGTGATGAGGGTCGCAATCTGAAGAGACAGGACGAGCTCAAGAGTCCTAGGCTCTATCCTAATTACAAGCCAATGGGCTGGATCACCAACGTCTTCTCGCTGGATGAACTGATCAGCGATAGCCCTGACTCAGACACGCTGGCTGATGAGATACCGGCGACAGGCACGAGACAAATCGATCCAGTTACCAGGCTGCTGTTCAAGGAGAAGTTGGAAACACTGACCAAGATGCCACAGCGGTGGATGATGGCTCTGGTCCTTGATCGGGAAGATGCCGAGGTAGTTCTCGGTGTGTCTCCCAGCCGTGTTAACTATCTACGCGTCAAAGCTCTCTTTGAGGCAGATAAGGCAGCGGCATGAAGAGGGTCGGGTTCAGCTACAGAGATGAGATGGATGCAGACTTTCACCCGATGCTCCGGAAGCGCGCAACTAGGCATGATCTGACGGACAGGGAAGCACAGGTCCTTCTTGCAGTAGGCGAGGGCAAGCAGAACGATGAGATCGGTAGAGAGTTGTTCATCACCGAAGAAACCGTGAAGTCGCACGTCAAACACATTTTGGCTATCCTCGGTGCACGCAACCGTGCTCATGCTGTCTACATCGGACTGTCTCGTGGCTTGATAGGTTCGGAGATTCGCTGATGCCTGCTCTTGGCTACCCATCCGTCGCTTCCCATGTCGACAACAATCTGCCCGACAGGATCCTCGTCACTGGCTGGTTCCAGACGGACGCAGCCGGAGGGATCGTCCGCAACAGCCGTGCCTGGTTCGACTCCTTGTCTAGCACGGGCGCAAGAAGCAATGCTGTCCGCATGGTCATCTTCGCCGACGGAGGAGCCGGGACGACACCAGCGACGACGGTTGTCGGAACCTCCGATCAGGTCGTAGTAGACAACACCACAGCAGCAGCGCAGTGGATCCTGTTCCCCTGGTCTGTCCCGCCGACGCTAGCTCCGAACACGAAGTACTGGGTTGGCCTGTGGTGGGGCACCCAGACCGGCGGCGATGCCCGTTTCCAAGTTGTCTGGGACTTCTCGATTGATCCTGCCGATGGCTGGATCGCGTCCGGCGTCACATACGCGTCGACGGGGAATCCCGGGACGCCGACCTGGTCGGATATCGGGGGCACCCAGGGCTACTCCTGGCTTGTCAACTATGGTCTCGCGGTTGCACACGATGGCTACGACGCAGGCAACAACCCCCAGACGCTCACCAAGTTGGTGACGGCCGGAGATCTGCTCGTGATAGGGCAGCGTCTTGCGG